CTCGCGTCCGCGTAAGAAGGCGTCAGCAGTTGACTCCTGTGCGCGTAGGTTAGCTAATTGGTTGAGTTCTGCAGCGGACAGATCCTGCGCTCTGGCTGATAGGGCCTGCTGTTCGTTGAAGCGTTGCGCATCAAGGTTGGCCTGCTGGTTCGCAAGCGCAGCACTAAGATCCTGCCCACGCGCGCCCAGCACTGCTTCTAGGTTGCTTTGGCCTGCCGTGAGATCTTGTCCGCGCGCCTGCAGCCTCTGCGCATCACCCGTTATGCCGCGATTTGACGCCAATCCTGCCAGGTCTATAGCAGCCTGCAGTGCGGGGTCATTCTGGCTTAGAGCATACCCTTGGGCCAAGGCACTCAACCGATCTCTGCGTAGGTTCTGGTTGCCCTCTTCAAACACATCCACTGTGTTACCCGACTGCAGCACGCCCAGCCTGTTTAGTTGGGCGATATCCTGCTCGCGCTGGCGCGCCGCTGTGTTCTCCAAGTCTGCCAGCAATGCGGCTGTCTGCGGATTGCCTGCGCCACCCATAGCGTTGGCATTCTCTATCCGACTAAGGAGCAGGTTGCCAAATTGCGTCTCAAAGTCAGATGCGCCTGCCGTGGGGGCGAACTCACCCAAGGCAATGCGCTCATTCATGGCATTGAGCGCTGCATTCTGCGCCTGCACATTACTGTTGTAGTCGTTGAGCGCGATGTTCTGCGCTGACATGGTGGGATCATACGCAGCTAATGACTGATCCTGCGATGTAACATTGGGATTAAGTGCATTTAAACCGATGGTATAAGCAGTAGCATTAGGGTTAATTGCCGCTAATGACTGATCTTGAGACGCGACATTGGGGTTAAGTGCATTTAGGCTGGCGTTCTGCGATGCTACCCCGCTATTGTAGTTTGCCAGCGCTATGTTATTAGCTGACATGGTGGGGTTAAATGCAGCGAGACTTTGCGCCTGGGCCTGTATGTTGGGATTGATCGCTGCCAACGATGCCTGCTGCGCTTGGGCATCGAAGTTTACAGGATTGAGGTTGATATTCTGCGTGGAGATGGTGGGCGTGAAGCGATCCAGCCCAATCTCGCGCGAGGTAGCCGCAGGCAAGTTAAACTGCAGCCCTGCATTTGCGATATTGAAATCACGCAGGCCACTTATAGCGTTTTGTCCAAACGTCTCACCCCTGCCTATAGCACTCTGTATCATCTGCATCTGCTGCTCGCGCAATTCGCGATCCGATGCACCGCCCGTAGCGCGCGCTGCGGCGTCACTGGGCGCACCCGCGTTAGATAACGTCTCTACAGGAGAGACTGCAGTGGTCGTGGGTGCGGAGGCTACGCGCTCACCCTGCGTAGCTGCCATATTCGTCATCGTGGGCGCGGCCTGTGCAGGGTTGGCGCTGATAGAAGCGCGCAGGGCATCATTCTCAGCCTGTAATGCTTGGACCCGCTGCTGATTTTGGTAGGTTGGATCGCTGCCCAGCAGTGATCGGTAGGCATCCGATCCCAGATATGTATTAACCTCGTCCTGTATGCTTTGCGAGAGGTCGTTTGCCGTCAGCCCGCTGCTGCTGCGCCAGTTGCGGATGCCTGCGCCAGTAAACGCGGCAGGGTTGCGCTGAATAGCCGCCATCAGTTCCTCACGTGCATCAGCCTGCGCAAAGAAATCATTGAGCATCCCAGCATTGGTGCCCGCAAGTCCAGCATTTGGGTCTACCCCGCCGCCGCCGCCACCACCGCCACTCACCACAGTCGTTGGGCGATCGGGCAGCATGTCCCTTGCCGCTGCCCCAGAGCTTGCGAGGATAGCGTTGGGGTCTACTGGTTTTGCGCTGGGGCCACTTGGAGGGGGCGTAGGTGGAGGTGGAGGTGGAGGGGCTGAACCGCCCCCACCAGAGGGGACAGTAAAACTTGTTGAACCCACTCCCGTACTTGGTCCGCTCGCTACGTCACTTGTAACAAATGGGCGATCGGGCTTGACGCCCATTGTGGGGTTGCTGTTAGGGCCAAAGGGACCAGTAACACCATCGGGGAAGCCCGTGACTATGGGAACATCAGTGCCCTGTTTGGGAGGTAAAGGCTTGCCCATAGGCGCACCAGTTCCACCCGTGCCCATAGGCGCACCATTATACTGACCCCTGTCTGCCTCCATGAAGAATCTGTCAAACATACTCAGTGTATTGTTGGGGTCGTAGATTCTTGTTCCGCCCACTAATCCGCTGGTGCTACCGCCAAAAACTTTAGCCATTAGCTATTCCGTGCCCTACGGCGCTTACGTCCGATTGGTTTGTATTGAAGATGTATCCGTCGAAAGGTGCCCACTTGGTTGACCCCACCGTTGGAATACTTGAGGCTGCTGTGTGGGTCATACCCCGCTAAGTCCGTGTCTCTACCGATCATGCGCGTTGTGCCTAAGATGCCTGCTCCCAACGCGTCAGCGCCGAGCACAAACGAGTTGCTCTTTAGGGACAACTGCTCCGTAGTGCCTATGAGACCAGAGGAATCCTGCGTGACGCTCGCGTAGTAATCGCCCGCGCCATCAAAATATGTGCGCGCATACAGCCATCGCAGGCGCACATCCGAACCGAAGGGCGCAGGGGCGCCCGTTGTAAAGGACCAGGAGATAGCCGAGCCATTATCGTTAGTGCCCGTCTCCATGTCATACAGGATACCATCATAGCCACCCGCGTGCGGTTTGCCTGCAATCAGCCCCACACAGGATCTTCCTGCTGCGTATTCCCAAGGGCCCGACCAGCAATTGTAGCGTGTGTTGTATGCTACTATATGGTTGGGCTTGGTCTGTCCCGTCCCGTAGGGCAAGAAAAACCACACCTCATTGGCGTCTGGATACCGAATAGAGAACGCATTGGTTAAAGCGGATGTGTTGATCTCGGGCCAATAGCCATCGTCGAGCTGATAGCTGATCTTTGTGACCTGCGCGCCGCCCGACCACGAGTAGATGCCATCATCCTGCAGGAAGAGCTGCACATCGGCGGGCAATGATACGGTGCTTAAACCATTGACCCCTGCCTCCACTGTCCTCTGCTGGCGATGGTAGGGTATGGTCGTATTCCCCGTAGGGATGAGCGTGGAGATGCCATCGCGCGTATGCACGATCAGTGCGTTCTGGGCTGGGACGAGTGCCGTGATCTCGGCTTGGAAATTGTAAAATGATGTAGCGCCCCATGCCTCTATGTCTCCTATGTCGGAATACCAGAGTTGCGAGGTGTTGGCATTAGTGTTGGCCATCCACAGTCTGTTGTCATACCACGCCATGTGTTTGGCCGTAGTAAATCGGCCATCAACACTCAAAGCGGAGGCGTTGCCTGTGCCCGTCCATTTCCACGGCGCATCTACGCCATTGGTGGCAACAAGCGTGCCGTTGCAGTTGGCGCTCTCAAACGTGTTGGTATCGCCAGGGGTGATGGTGAGCGCACCCGTTATAGCACTCCACCCACTGTTGTAGTAGTAGAGAGCCGCGCCTGCCGCAATGACAACATACGTGGTGGATGCGTTAGGCTTAAACTCCGTAGAAAGTGTTATAGTGGGAGTTCCAGCCAGCGCAGCGGCACTCTGGTAGGAGGCGGTTCCAGCGCGCGTTTCCACTTGACCAGAACTCCCAATGCGCATGTTCCACATATCCGACAAGCCCTTGGGACCGACATCCTCTACGGCGTTGCTATAGAGGACGCCCTCCGTCCAAGGTCCATACTGTACGGTGTCGGCCTGTATCGCCATTACTGTAGCGATCCCTCCTCAATGCGGAAGTTTAGCATAAAGCGCGAATCCCTGCGGCGCAGTCTATACTCCCTATTACCCGACATGCGACCATTGACCTCTTTGGCCTGCCGTATATACCGCTCCATCTCACCCGCGTTGAGCCGCGCACTCGTGTCATCGCCGTATTCGACCATGATGCCAGCGGCTGCGCCCATATAGAGGGCATGGTGTAGCAGGAGCGGTATACCGTGATCTTGCAGCAGATCGTCGGTGTCGTTTGCAGACGTCAGCTCGGGAAAGGTTTTGTAATAACGATACTTGATGATCTCACCCGATGTGTCGGGCGTGGGATGAAACTCTACGATGGGCGCGCCAGATGAGGCGTCTGTCCCTGCAACATATACCCACGCAGCATCGCCCGTGCGTGACTGGTCGGGATCATCCGAATCAATCTCACTGCTGTTGACGATCAGTAGAGGACGGTCGTTGGTCTCATCGCGGAACGATAGCAGGTGCTGCACGTCCGTAGACAGTGTATACTCACGCTGCAGCGCCACCGTGGTGAGCGACTTCTCCTCATACATCCACCACCACGTAGCGCGCGTAGCGATGTCTTGCAGTGTTGCATTGACATAGACGCGCGCCTGTGAGCGGTATTCGGAGTTGGTCTCCGTGAGACCAGCGCGCTGTATAGCGCGGTCCAACACATCGTTTAGTAGCATTAGTTACATTTGGGCCTGCGTTGCCATATCTGCAGCGGGGCCACCTAACGAGCGAGCCTGTGCAGTGAGCCCCTTGCGCCAGTTGCGGAGGAATTTCTCCACAGCAGCGGGGCCTTTCTCGGTAACGCTTTCGGGTATTGGTGTCTGGTATCCTTCGACCTGCAAACAGTCACCAACCTGGGTAGC